TGCCAGATTCATCCAGCTCGCCACGCAGTTTGTTCAGCTGCTGCTGGTTCTCCAGCCAGGCATCACCTGCAGTCTTTGAGGCCTTTCTGGCCTGCTCAAACTCTTTACGCTGGGCCTTGGTGGGGTTTTCAGTTTCAGCCAGAGCCTTGCCCAAAGCCGTTGCCCGGGCCTTCGCCTCTTCTTGCTGCTTCGCCAGATCGCGGGTTTCGCTCTTCAGGTCAGCAAACTGCTTAACCAGAGCCTGCTGGCTTTTCAGCTCTGCCAGGCTCCCTGCCAGGCCTTCAAGCTGCGCACTCGCTTCACCGGTGTCTTCACCCAGGGCTTCCAGCTCTTTCACCAGCTGGCCGATAGACTTCAGGCCCTCGGTACCGGCTTTGATGAGCAGTTCTACTTCTTGCTTCTGGGCTGCCATGGGTGCTCCAAATACGAAAAACCCCGCCGAAGCGGGGTGCCATTCTCACGAGGTGGTTAGATAACTTCGCGCCGTGTCAGGCGCTCTGCCTGGGCTTTGGTGAGCTCAACCTTTGCACCGACAGGATGCTCCTGGCCTTTATGGCGGTGCGGCTTTTTCAGCACGGCTTCAACTTTCTCTGGTGCCTTACTCATGGCGTTCTCCTGGTATCACTGGTGTTGTATTGGGCGGGTAGCCCGCCCGAGATGATGGTCAGTCCTTCATCACGATTTCATAAGGACTGTTCTTGCCCTCCGGCGTGGTCATGGTTCCTTCCAGGGTGCCGGTGATGAACTCACGCGCCATCAGATCCACTGCCTGGCTGGCACTGAACGATGCGCTGAAGATGGTAACGCTGGCAGCTTTGCCGGTAACCAGGTTCTTACCATCCATAATGATCTGGCGCTTTTTGGTAATTTCAGTGGCACCCAGAATGCGCTGGCCAGTTGATGCTTCAGTATCGAAATCGATAGTCACTGCAGCAGCCCCGTTTGAATTGAGCGCGCGAATCAAACCGCTCACAGCTTCCACGTCATAATCGGTGCCACGCACCAGCTCGGTAGTACCGTCTGATTCCAGAGTCACAGACAGGTTGGCAACATCCACGTTCGGGTAAGGCAGCTTCTGCCAAACTCCCTCTTTCAGTGTCATTGCCTCAGCGGTCACGGTCTGCACGCTGGCGGTGTAATCTTCCGTGGTACCTGCCAGGGCGTCTGCCAGCAGTGCAGCCGGGAGCGAGTCGAACGCCATTACCATGCGCGGCGCTTCGCCTGGCAGGTTGACGGAGTCCAATACTTGCCCGTAGGTGTCGCGCTGGTAGCTGGTGCGGTCGATGGTTTCCGGTGATGGAGGAGTGAGCTCCAACTGGGTAACGTTGATGGGGCCAGCAAAGTCTGTTGGCACGCCATCCACGATCGTCGCCATGTAGATGTTGCCGGCGAAAATCAGGCCAGTGTCTTTATAGGACATGGTTTATCTCCAGTTCAGGGTGTTGTACGTGAGGGTGATCGGCAGGTAGATCGGGAGGATCTTGGTGCCGAGTTCAACATCGTCGAGCTGAGCCTCGCCGGCTTCGATCTCGACTACCAGACCATTGAGCTTGAGGCTCTCCGGTCTGAAGATGGTTCGGTAGATATCCTGCAGCAGCTTGTCCTGGTTGGCGCGGCCATCTGGCTGGCGCTCTACATAGGCCACAATTTCTACCGTGCGCGTCTGGTTGGTGGCGGTTCGGGACTGAGTGGTTACCTGATCGCTGATATTTCGGATGCCCATGCAGGGCAACGCCGTGTGCTGATCGAAATACAGGGCTGGGTCATCATCCATCACCGGCTTCGGCAGACTATGGAAGTAGCCGTTGGCAGGGCTGATTTCATTCAGCCGGGCAATCAGCTCATCTATTACCAGGGTGGCTTTGGCTTTGTCGGTCATTTCTTCAGCTCTTCGTTGAAGTAGTCAATCCAGCGCCTGGACAGATCATCCTTCACTGCACTCAAGTACCGGCCATCGGCAATAGCTGCCTGGAAGTGAAGCTTGATACTGTGGCCTGCTGCATCTCTGATTCGATCTTCACCCGCCTTGCGGTACCGGGTCAGAATCCGCCGCTTCTTGCTTTTGGGGTTCACAAAGCCCCAAACCCGCATTAACTGGCCATCTTTTCTGATCCAGACACTGGCGCGCGTACCAGTGCTGTCCGTTGGCTTTACGGTTGTTTTCCAGTACTTGAATGGGATGCGCCGGCTAGTTGGGCGAAGCACCGCAACTTGCTTTTTGTTCGTGGCCCGACGGACTTCGATCTGGCCACCCGCTTTGGCTCTGGAAATACCATCGGTTGAGATTTGACTAGACAGTTCCCGCTTACTATCCCTTGCCTGATCATTGAGGGAGCGACGGGAAGCCCTGCGAATAGCAGCGGGCATTTGCTCTGTTTTCTCAACAAAGTTCACAAGCCCCCTGTGGTCGAAATCTAACCGTGGCCGCGCCATCAGCTGGTCACCATCACAGTGAGCGTTACACCATCGTCACTCCCCTCCACCACACCATCCACGATGTAGGTGGTACCGCGCAGGGTGACGGTGTCGCCACGGCGGCCCCAGGGGTACGGCAGCTGCGGCTGAAACAATTCAATCTGGTGCCGGGGCTCACTCATGGGCCCCACATAAATGTTTTCCCTGGTGAGGAAAGCCAATACCGGCACATCAATTACCTCACCGTTCTGCCGATAGGTTGCGGCATGGCCGATAATGCGCCGGCCGGAGATTGCCAGCTCACTGCGGCTGCGGCCCGGTTCAACCGATTCCACGATGTACCAATCATCATCCCGCTGAATAATCTGCCCTTGGGCCAGATCCGGGTGATACCTCGCCTGAATGTAAGTGCTACCCACCGCCCGGATGCCAGCCTGCTCTCCCCTTGCAACCGAGCGAGGCTCCTGGAACCCAGCCCATAGTTGGCCAACCAAGGGCCAGTCAGGCTCCGGGTTTTCAGTTCTGGCCCCGTACAACGTGACGCGATCTTTCAGATTTCCGGCCTGCATATCACCCCACCCTATGGATAACGTAGGGCGCGAGCAGCAGCTCCACACCCATGGGCAGATCTGTAGCAATCGTGCCGATTACAACCGCCTCACGATGTTCGTAGAGATGCCCTATGATCAGCAGCGCAGCGGCCCGCACATCGGCAGGCAGTTCGGCATAGCCAATATCTGCCCTCACCTTTACCGAGGCCCGCTGGGCCTTGCTTTCCGGCCATTCGGTGACCGGGTAAAGCTTTGGGTAAACCCCTCGCGCATCCAGGGAAAGCTCAGCTGCCGGCATGGCTTGCTCAACCCCCTGCGGGTCCAGGAACACCAACTCATTAACAGTGCGAACCGGCGTCCACTGAAGCTCAATTCCAGCACCGCCAGACGGCAGGGAGTCGAGCACCATCTCCGCATTATCCAACCGCTCGAATGCCTGGCCGGTGCGGTTCTCAATCTGCCGGAATGCAGCGGCAATCAGCGAGGCAATCAAGCCATCCTCAGCGCCGTGCTCAATCCTGCAGTGGGCTTTCGCCTCTTCAACTGTGATCATTCGGGCAATTCCTCAGCCGGCCGAAGCCGGCATACCGTCAGGCTTTCGGCTCTGGTTCCTGGTCTGCTTTGGTTGCCGGCAACTTGGTGCCCTTAACGGCAACCTTGCCTTTTACCAGGCGCTCCGCTTCCTCAGCGCTGAAGCCCGCAATATCACCCCGGCTATAACGGCTCCAGGGCTTGGTAAAGGCGACCAACACCTTGTCAGTCTTCGGTGCGTCTTCAGCTTTTTTGGTTTGCTCAGCCATGGCTGTTACTCCTGAAATTGAGAAAGTGAGTGGCGGCAAAACGCCGCCACGGGATTACCAGGTAACGCCGGTACCCAGCACCAGACCTTCCAGGTGGCGGAAGCCGATATCGTGCTCAGCCACCACGCGAACCACGGACTGGTTGCGGGAGAACGCAGACACCAGGTTGCCGCCGGCGTCCTTGTAGGTAGCCTCTCGGGAGAAGTCGACCTTCATGTTCTCCTGCTCACCGATCACCACGTCGTTCCAGTCTGCGAAGTAGATTTCAGACTCGTTGGTGCCGGTACCGAGGTTGTTCGGAATGGTGGTGGTGTGCTTGATCGGGTAACCCTTCAGCTGGCCTTGCGCCAGTTCCGGATAAACCTTGTTACCGTTGCCGTCGCGCAGGCCGAACAGCTTCATGTAGCTACGCGGAGACAGGGCCCAACCTGGCTGAATCAGCAGGCTGTCACTGTTCATCAGCTGAAGGATCATGCTGTCGAGGTAGGCCTCAATGGTGGCCAGGTCAGCGGTACCAGACCAGGCAACGGTGCGGCCAGCATCGGTGGCGGTAGATTTGAAGCCCTTCGGCGTGTTGCTGGTGCCATCGTCCCGCAAGAACGCTTTATCCTCACGAACCGCCATGGCGTTGATCATGTCGTTCAGGACAATCTGCTCAATGCGAAATCCGGCCCGGCCGATCAGCTGGTTGGACATCGGCACCAGCGTGATCATGGTCTTCGCAGACAGGTTCACATCGTCGGTGCTGCCTTCGCTGGCCAGGACATCATTGCCCTCACCCACGTAGCCGGCAGTGGCACCGGAACTCATGCGAGGCATGGACAGGTTGCCGTTGGGCAGCGGAACGTTGCGGGCGCCCAGCTGGCGCACCACGGTGCGGGGCCGCAACAGCTCGATAACCTCATCGTGCATGTTGTCCGGTACCAGAGCACCACCGGAGCCAGCGCCGGTTTCCATGGCCATGGCTACGTCCATATCACCGATCTCAGTGCGGGCGAACTTCACCGCATCCTGCAGGTTGCCACCACCGGCCGCGATGGACATCACCATACGGGCGGCACTGGCACCCGGGTACTGCTTCAGCTCGGGCTTGGTGTGGATCGCCGGGGCGCGGCCACCAGCACTCGGAGTAACCGGCTGAGCAGAAGCGGCCTGCATACGCTCCACTTCTTCCGCTCGGTTCATCTTCTGGCTGAGCTGGTCAAATTCCGCCTTCAGCGAGTCGAACTCTGTCAGCTGCTCTGCCGTCAGTTCTCCGGATTCCTGCTCTACCGCAGCCAGGGCCTGAACCTTCTGGTTCACCTCAGCGCGCTTGCGGCGGAGTTCTTCGATCATGGGCATAGGCATATCGTTTTCCTCGTTTTTCCAGATACAAAAAAGGCGGCCATCTGGCCGCCTGGTTAGCTGCTCCGCCGCGTGGCTAGAGCTGGCATTGGGTATTAAGGGCGTGGGCTTGTGCCGATATCCGGCGACCACTGCCCTGCCCGGTTTGTCGGTAACTTGCCGCGATGGCATTCACCGCATCTTGCGCGGGCGCAATCTCGTCAATCAGTTTCAGGCTGAGCGCTTCCCTGGCGGAGAACACCCGCGCCTCTGTCGCAATCACGGCCTCCACATCCAGGCCGCGATACTCCGCAACAGAACTGGTGAACATTTCATAGGCGGCATCCAACCGCTTGCCGATTTCCTGCGCGGCCTGATCGGTGATGGGCTCATGGGGAGAGGCATCGTTCTTGTGCCCACCCCGGTAGAAAGTATTGAACTTGATGCCGGCCGCTTCCTCTGCCCGGCTCACATCGTAGGTTTCGATGATCACGCCAATGGAACCCACCATGGCCGTGGGGCTGGCCACAATCTTTGAACAGGCCGCCGCCAGGAAGTACCCGGCAGAACACGCAGCAAAGTTGATCAGAGCGGTGATGGGCTTTTCAGCAGAGACCATGCGGATATAATCCGCGGCCTCTTTGCAGCCCAGAGCAGAGCCACCCCCGGTGTGGAAATCCAACACAATCTCTGCCACCTGGTCATTCCGGCGGG